ACGTTGCCGCTGGCGTCGATGCGCATGGCTTCTGTGCCGTCAACCGCAAATCGTATGTTTGACGAAGTGGCCTCATTATTTAAATCTGCATTAAGAATAAGACTTCCTGCGTTATCCATTGAGATAACACCTTCAGTATTATTAGTTGTATCAGTCATGTAAAAAGCTGGGGCAGAAGAACTAATATGCAAAGTCCCACTAGGCGTAGTCGTACCAAGCCCAAGCGCCGATGCCGAAGAATCCCAGAACAAGCCTTGTGCAGCCGCGCCATTGTAGAAGCTGATGTCTCCAGAGTCTCTATCAATACCAAACCTTGTATTTACTGTTCCAGAAGCACCCGACTGAATTAAAAAGTCGTTGGCGCTTCCATCAAGCTTTAGTCTGAAACCGTTTGTCGCCGCATCACCAAAATTAGCGCCTTCTGAGCCAGCATTGGTTTCTAGCAAATCCACTGCCGCACTATCGGCGGCGTTGGCTGAACCGCCGCGCTCTAGCGTCAGTTTAGCTATTGCGCCTATTTCCTCAATGCGAGCATTGCCATCAACAGTAAGCCCATCCGCCGTGACCGTACCCGTGACATCAATGCCTGTGGCTGAGGTGGCTAGTTTTAGTAATGCGTTATGTCTAAGGTTTACCGCCCCTCCTGCTATTGCCTGAATTAATATCTCAGTATTGTCGGCGTTATTTATCTGAAACTGATCACTCCGCACACGATAAGCTGTAGGAGAAGTTAATATCAAATCTCCTGTACCGTTGTCTGTTATATAGCTATTCAACCCATCATGATAAATCTGTAGGTCGCTGCCAGCGCCGAAGATGGCTTTGTTGTTATCTCCGAACGTCATATCGCCGTCAACGTCTACGGCGTCTAAATTAGTAGTACCAACTAAAGTAGTAGTACCTGTGACAATTAAGCTGTCAGCACTTTCGTCCCACAATAGGCTTTTACCTGCGGTAGCACCAAAGAATTTAACGTCGTAACCCGTGTCGTCTACACCTACTGTTACTGCTCCGTCTGCTTGTACAGTACCATTAATGTCTAAGTTTGTAAATACTGAAGTCCCAGTAAACGTGGGAGCTGCAGAGTCTGCTTTGGTTGCAATTGCTGTTGAAATGTTGTCGAACTCAGTTTCAAACTCAGTTCCTTTAATAATTTTGCCGCTGTCACCTGAAGGTAAAGTATCCTTTGCGGCAAAGTCAACGGTTTTGGTGTAATTACTCATGGTCTATCCTCTGATATTGACTACTATGCTGCCCGAGGTGTGAGAGGGCTAAAAAAGAAAAAGGGGGCCTGTGAAGACCCCCTTAGAGTTCTTAGGCAGAAGGAACTGCAAGAACGAAACCAGCTTCAGGACGGTATACTTCAACACCGTACAGGCAGTCAGCCGTGAACAGAGTTGACAAGTATTCCTGCTTGTACTGGGTTTGTGAACGTACTGACAACTGCTCTGCGAGAACAATAGCGTCTCGATGAAAGAGCATAGCAGCACGAGTGTCTACAGAGGAAGCAGTGTTATCACCAGCAGCTTCGATAGTTGCACAGTTAGCAGAGACATATACGTCTACTCCGTACAAGTTACCGATTAAGCCAGACTCAACACCACGACCACCTACGAAGTCAGAAGACACGTATCGGTCAATCCCCATGATAGCATTTCGAGTAGCAGGAGGAATAACAAGTACACGATTTTCCATCGGTACATTGTTGTCGTCCAACTTCTGAATCATGTCACGGAAGAAAGCATCAGTGAAGTCATCACCAGCAACAAGAGTGTCGTCAGTGTACTGAGTCGTCGTACCGGCGTCGTTGAAGAAACAGCCAGTGTGCTGATAGTCAGTAGGAGCTACTGAACCAGAGAACACAACTGCACCACCGTTGCCGAAACCAGTACCACAAGAGTGGAGATCAGCGTCGATCTTAGTAGCCAAAGCGTAACCAGCGTCTTCAGTGTAAAACTGACGGAGGCTGTTTAAAGCTTGGACTTCAACGATGTCTTCGATGAGACGTGAGTACTCAAAGTGACGATCGATGTCAACAGTCAGTTCGCCTTCAGTGTTTGCAATGATAGTAACTGCAGTATCGGCAGCCTTAGCATTTGCGTCACCACGGACGGGCTTAGGAATGTGAAGTTTGTCACCTTTCTTGCCATTCATGCTAATCTTTTTAACAAGAGGGGCCATTTTCAGGTTTTTTTGGTAAGCAGCGATGATCTCGTCACTCCAGATTTCTGGAATAAAAGTAGCCGCTTCTGTCTTTGCAGTGTTGCCCCCTGCACCGGGATATGTAGCAGTAGCCATGTCAATCTCCTTTTAGATTATTTGACTCGACCCTCCGCGTATGCTTTCAGTATCTCTTCTGATAAAGCTTGGTAACGCTCTGGGTCTGTTTTCATTAGTTTAATAATGTCGGCCCTGCGATATACTTTTCTACGACTTACTTCAGAACTACCCTGTGCTCCGCCTGTGTTAGCTGCCTTAAGTTGTTGCTTACGTGCTTGTTTCTCAACTTGCACTGTCTGCTCCGCTACTGTCTTACGCTCCTTCCAGAGTGAAAACAGTTCGTCTGCAGCATCAGCATTGTACTGTTGGTCAGCTTCTACAAACAACTGAGTCCTAATCTTTGAAGCCTTAATCCAATCAGCAAACTTAGGGTCCTTAAGGATATCCTGCATTTCTGGGTGTTTGCCATTAAGCAAGGCCAGAGACGCTTGTTTTTTGTACTGAGTGGAGTACTCTTGTGCTTCTCTAATTTTAGGGTGGTTCTCAATAGCACGATTAACGGCTGCTTGAGGGTCTGTAAAATAGTCTATATCGTCTTCAGGCTCAACGTATTGTTGAGGTGCTTGTTGTTGTGGTTGACTTGTAATAAAGTCATCTACAACCTTACGAAGTTCCCCTACTTCTGAGGACTGACGACCTAAAAGCTTCTCAGCTTCTTGGTGCATCTGCACTACTTCTTCTAAGGACTTATTTTGGTACTTATCAGGTACTGTAGGGTTTTGTTGAGGTTGTTCAACTTCTTCTTGTAGTTGAGTCTCTACGGGTTCTTCGTTTTCTAGGGTATCTGCAGTTTCCTCTTCAGGCTGCATATCCACCAGTGTTGCTCTAGACATAATTAAACTCCGTGAACTTAGTCATTATGGAGATTGAGTTTTTTTGCCTGCTTGTTCGTGTTCTTTTACCCACTTCATGTGTCTACCGGGGAAGTCCCCAGTGTGTCCATCAAGTATAAAAGCCGGGGCAGACACCATTTTTGTAGCACTAGCACCGCAATTGCACCTACTCTCAGCAGTGCTAGAGGCTACGAACTTTTCGTATACGTGTCCATTTTCACAACGGAAGTCGTATACTTTAATCATCTACTTCTTCTTCTTCTGCTTGTTCTCTAGCTACTGTAATTGTTGCTTCTAAGTTAATTACAGAAGCTAAAGCAGCAACTTGGCCTTTGCGAAAGAAGAGATCTTCGGTATCTTTAACTGACTGAATGTCAGCTAATTTAGTTGCATTTGAGGATAGCTCTTGAACGAGTTGTTTGAAACCTTCGTGATTGAAGAGTTTGTTGTAGTTGTCAAAGTAAGTTTCAAGCTCGGGTGTCATAAGTTTCCTTTAGTTAATACTACAGTTATAGTATAGCATATTTTTAGGTTAAAGTCAAGAAGTATTTAGTAGCCCTTTTTCATTGGCTTCTTCTTCTTTTTAGCTGCTTTCTTAGCCGCTGCAACTCCAGTTTTGGTGTACGGGTACTTAACTCCTGCTACTTTAGGCATTACTTCTTTCTCCCTTTGGTTGTTTTGGCTGCTTGTTTGAAGGCTTTTGCGCTGGGGGCACCTTTGGAACCCGGTTTACGCATCTTCTCCTTACTACCCGCAGCGATTCGTTTGCGTTTTGCGTGGATATTATCATATAGACCTGCCACTACCATTTCTCCTTGTTGGCCCAATAAGCCGCTGACATCTTACCTTTTGCAATATTCTTTGCATGGCGAGCCTTAAATGATTTGCGTCTGGC